AGCTATCTACGTCCATTATTTCCGCATCCCCCAAAATCCTTGTACTTTATAAAGCCCTCTTTTCTTTGCTCTTGAGCTTTTTTCCATTTGTTTTCTAAATAATTTTAAAAAGTATTCTCTACCTTCCATATCTCGCAGTTCTTCTGACATTTTAGCTTTTATATAATAAATAAGTGCTTGTGCTTGATAATCTGATAAATCTACATTAAAAGATTCGTCTTGTATAAAACTGACATCTCTATACATTGTAGAAGCTTCTGTTACTAATGCTCCATTATATCTAGTGTTTGTTGATATAGTTGTACCTGTAACAGTTGATTGAATTTGATGTAAACCACTTATTTGATTAGATCCTTCAACTAAAATCCAACTATCTTTTGTTAAAGTTTGAGCTCCACTAATAACTATTGCCAAAAACCCAGCATCATCTTCAGTATATGATGTTATAGCAGACGTTTCAGATTCATCATTAATATTATAAGAAGGGGCGTAAGCATACTCTATTTCTAAACCATCAGTAACATCAGTTTTTGGACTAATATATCTTGTAAATTCTGTAGGACTATCTTCAGAAGCAGACTCTAATTCTACTATTGCTATTTTATTACCTTTATTATAATATGCATATTTTTTATACGCCATCGCTATCCTTTGTAAATGGTTCATATACTGATCTTGGTACACTTCTGTACTCATTATCAGTGTTATCGTGATTTTTTGCTCTAATATCTAGTATTTTAGCGCAATCATTAGGCATTTTATAAAACCTTTGGTCTTTAACTATATCTATTCTAGCAGTCTTTGTATGAGTCTCGTGGTCTATAGCAATTTCATTTAATGCTTCTTTTATATACATAATTGCTCTACCAGTTTGATTAATACCAGCTCTTTCCATTATTTCTATAACCTTCATTAGTCAATTACCAAGTATTCTACTGCTAAATGTCCTGCAGAAGCATTATTACTACCATCAAGATCTACAGTTCTTACATGAAACCTTCCATCTAATCCAGCATTGTCATCTTTTAAAACTATAGCTTCTCCTGGATCTAAAATAGAAATTAAAGTAGTTCCACCTGGAGCCATAACTTTTACAGCTTTATCTAACTTGGTACCTAATGCAGTTACGCTACTAAATGTATAACCTGTGTTTTTAATGAAAATAAAAGTAGCACTACTTTCTGATGATAAATCACTACTATCACTACTATCACTGCATTCATGATAATTTACTGTTTGATTTAAATACCCTTGTTTTGCTGCAGTATCTCCAAAATCAGCAACAGTTGCAGTACCTGATCCTCCTAATGTTTTACCTACTTCACTTGCTATTATATAATGAGATCCACTATTTTCATCTCCTAATTCTTCTTGTGGCGTAACACTAACTGAATACGTTATTTTATCTGCCATCTTCTCCTCCTCTTTGTCTTGGCGCTGTTAATAAAAACGCTTCGTCATATTGTTTTTGTAATTTTATTGATTTTTGTAAATACAATTCCGCATCTAATTTAACTTTAGAAACTTCATTTGAATACTGCTGTATTTTTGCAGTGTATTCAGAGATTCTATTTTGATTTATAGTACTTACTCTTTGTATTTCTGCATTTACTTTTGCTTGATAGTTGCCTACATCCGCACTAAAATTTTGTATATCTCTTTGTTCTTTTGCATCTGCTTGAGCAGAATCTTGTAATTTTGCTTGAACATTTGCTTGATAAGCAGTTACTTCTTCATTGAAATCATTTAAAGAATTTTGTATATCTGCCTGATATTTTTGCACTTCTGTACTTCTATCTATTTGGTATTTGCTAAATTTTTGCGATTCTGTTGCTTGATATTCTTGAACTTCCTTATTTACTTGATTAACATAATTTTGTAAATCATTAGAATATTTTTGAATTAATTGATTACTATGAGTGCCAACATTATTAGCTTTTTGTACAGCTTCTTGAAATTTAGTTTGATACTCAGTATTTAATTTATTAAAATTTTGTGTCTCATTTTGTATGTCTGCCTGATATTTTGTTAACTCACTTTGTATAACAGAAACTCTAGCATTAGACATTTCGCTATCTTCTTCAGTATTTATCCAAGTATCAGCATCTGAAAAATTAGGAGCTGCACCTGGAGCATTGTAAACTGGTGGAGTAAATTCAAAATTTAATGTATCACCTAAAATTGCTGGAGCAGTTGGAGGTGTTGCTGTTATACTTAAACTTGCTAATGATGGTGATTCAGTTAAATTTAAAACAGGCTTTGTATAAACAGGAGCAGTACCAAAACTCCCTACTGTATTAGCTGAAATACTCGCAGCAGAAGGAGCAGTTGGTAAACTTATAGGCTCTAAAACTATATTAGTAACATTAATTGGTAGTTCTTCTTGAGCATAACTATACTCTAAATCTAACATCTTAATTGCAGAATATATAGATACTAAATATATTTTGTCATTAGGAAAAAACCCTATAGTTGAATCATCATATGTCAATGGACCACTTGATCCATCTACAGGACTATTATTAATATAATTTACTTTATACTTTTCTCCATTTTGATCTTCTGGAGCAGGGTAAACATTTACATTTCCAGCTGCTGTTAATATATAAACAGGATTGAACTTAGATGCGTAATGTATACTATTTATATCAGTTACTCTAGATTCATATTCAGTAGCAACTTGCCTACAAACTCTATAATCACCACTAGTTCCAGATTCTCTCATAACACTTAATATAGTAGCTCCAAATGGATTATACCCTTGAGCTACTTGAACAGAACTAGTTCTTTGAAATTTATAAGACTCTTCAACATTTAATTTTATAGTTCTTGTAGTAATATCCATAATCGCATCTTTTACAAACTGCGATAAATATCCCAATCTAGTAGAATCTCCAGTTAAAGAATATCCCCCACCTACTAAAGCTTCTATTTGTGCTTGAAAATTTGCCATTTAATTTATTTAATCCTTTTCATAACTTTTGTGACTTCACCCCCCTGAGAGAACACACTATCAGGAGGGCGAGTCTATTACATATACTTACTTACTAAGTATTTGCTGAATCAGTACCAACAGCCCAACCGTCTTGGTCGTTAGTAACTCCATCAATCCACCATTTTCCACCAGCAGAAATGACATGTATTTTATCACCTGCAGCACCTTTAGAAGCAGCTAATGTTAATTGATCATGAGAAGACCCATTAAAATCAATTCCAACATCACTACCTCCTTGTACAGATACAATGCTACCAACGAAGAAATCAACTCCATCTTTAGCATCAATATCAAAGTCACCAGTACCATTTGCAGCAGATAGCATAAATGTAAACTCTAAGCCATCTCTTCCGTTGATATGAGGTAGGTTACATGCAGCAGCACCATTAGTACCTCCTGCAATTACTACAGTCATTCCACTATCATCAGCGCTTAATGAAACAGCAGCTCCGCCAGTAACATATTTAAATGTACCAACTTTATTGCCTATTCCTAAACCATTACCTGATGTTTCCATTCCATATTGTGGTATAGCCATTTATCTAACCTCCTTATGACCAGATAGCGTGAGTTTCAGGACAACACCATTCCATTCCCGCTTCTGTTAAGATTTGATCCACTCTACGGTCGACACCAGAGTTCTCTAAAGTTTGAACTCCCACGTAGATTCCTGTGTCTCTGTTAATACCATTTCCAACTAATGG